ATCTCTGTTGGTTTTGGTTCTGTGTATGCCTGCACTATTGGAGTGTGCCACGGTAGCAGCGACAAGAATGCTACGTACCATGCTGTAAGCAATGCGAATAGTTTTTTCATCTAACGACCCATCTGTAGAGGATATAGAAAACTGTAACGAGGAAGACCCAGGACTGTAGCGGTGTGAGAGGGAGGAATGTAATGTCATTCATCTCCCCACATCCTGTCTGGTTCTTGGTAACCATCGTCTTCTTCTTCTATGTCTTTGTCTAGTGCCACATCATCTTCAAGTGGTGGTTCGTATGACATTACTGCTCCTTAACTAATAGACGCTCATCTATTACATTGCCTTGTTCACGCACGGCAACTCCTCTATTAATTAGGTATGCGCGGTACAGTTCTTGATATTCCTCTCTGTATTTTCGTGCAAGGAATGTTTTTGCATACTCTGATGCTTTGGCTCTAATTGCTGCATGAGTTCTACCACTCATTGTCTTCTCCTTCTACATAGATTCGTCCAGTCGCCATCATCTCTTCGAGAATAGCGTTGGCTGCTTTGATTGATAGGATAGCCTTATCAATGGACTCGTTTAAGTCCGCTATCTCATGAACTGTGTACGACATAGTTTGTTTCTCCTAACTTTGCCCATGCACATGGGCTGCAGTAGTTTCGTGGGCTGGTTCTATTTACATCTACTAAAATATCCATGCCACATGAGTGGCAGTTATGGATTGCATACTTTACTTGGTTGTCCATAGGTCTTCCTTCGCTACATCTTTGTCTATGTAGTAGTAGTTACTACGCGCCTGCTTTTCCGTTTTTAAAGCACGGCGCAGTTCTGTGTTCTCTTTCATTAACAACATGTTCTGTCTGATTGCTAGTGTAATAACTACAATACTTGTAGTCAACGCTATCAGTATTGCTAACATTGTCATAGAATCTAATAACATTTTGTTACCTTTCTGGTTAGATAATGAACTCGCTATCGACCGTTGATGTTACCCTGGCTGGAAAAAAAGGGAGAGGTGAGTGAGAGCCTAAGCCCCCACCCACCCCTCTTTGTTTATGCTTGCGATACTGAGGTAAGGACTACCTGCTTGAGACCAGGCTTTCTGTCCTTGTTGTCAATGTTGGGACGTCTGTCCCATCGTGTGTTACCAATACCTTCTGCGTTGATGTACGCGGTTTGGTCATCGAGCCAGTTGAGTGCTCGAAGTTCTGCGATTACCTTCTCATCGAAGATAACCACTCGTGTGGAGTCAGAGCAAATCATGCGCCCTGTTGGTAGTTGTTCGTAGTCGTTGATGGTTGCTGTGTAGAAACCATTGCGGTCAACAACATTCTTGATAACGCTGTTCTTGAATGTGACTGTGTTCATTTTGTTTCCTTTTCTGTTGGTAGTGTTGTTGTGCAGACCTGCTCCTGCACTTGTTCAGAGCAGGTCTGCTTGGTTTGTTAGTTACAACTTGGACATACAGCGTGCTTATTGCATACCATGTGGCAGTCTTGGCACACGGTTTCATGTGAACCTAAGTCCACAACCAGTTCAAAGAACCTATCGGATAGGTTGGTGATAGGTTCTAGGAACTCCTCACGGGTATCTTCCCATGTTTGGGTTGCGTATACGAAGTAGGGTTCTACGCGTGTAGTAGGGCTAACCCAATCATGTCCTGATGGCTCGGTTATGCCGTGCCATTGGTTAGGGTAGATAAGGTTGCCTTCATCTACCATGTCATGGGCGAAGTCAGTCGCCCGTGAGTCCCGTAGGTCTTGGCAGTCCACACATAGTTCCATCTGAATCATGCACTGGTAGCATGGGTTGGAGACAGTCAGTTCATCAGACATTTCTTTTCCTTTCCTTAATCGCTGACTACTTGTCAGTCCCCCAAAATAGAACATAGGGTTGCACCATACAGCGCACTCTTGCGCTGGATGCGGGGCATGGCTGGACTGTGTAGGGCGCTTGCGCCCAAGCAGGCGCACATTTATGGGCGCTCCAGACAGGCCAGATGCGTGGTTTACCACGCTGAGAGAAATCAGCCTGCTCGTATGCTCTGCTGAATAGGCAGAGCATGGGCTGATTTGCGCCCTATGTTACCATCACAGGGACTGAGAAAAATAAACCCAAATGCTGATGGCTCATTAGCAGAGGCGTGGCTTTAGACACGGCCTGCCTGAGACAGCCTGCATGACTCACTGCCAAGGCTATAGAATTTCATTTATTAGCCAGCACTCCACAGTTATATTATAAACAGAACTGGGGGCGAGACATGGTCGAGCGGATAGACTACAGTCCAGTCTCACTCTGTACAGTATAGATACCCTGTACTGCCAGTACTGGGGCAGATAATTCTGACCCTAGACTGTTTAATTCTGTAGTAAATTATATATAGTATCTCCCATAAAGATTTTCCCGTACAGTCCCTGTGCGCTATTTAGGCTGTTATTTAACTGTTTTAATTAAGTAAAAAGATTTTTGCCTTTGCACCGTTCGGAATGGCTGTTTGAACGGGTTAATACTATATAGAGACTATTTCTTTTAATACCTAAGCAAGTTCTTCAGGAACTTGCGTTACAGACTGTATCTACTATCCGTTACTAACTGGTCTGTACTATATGCAGATGGGACAGTTACGTGACTTTTCAGAAGACTAATAACCCTCGTACCGCTATGGCGGCAGAGGCTAAAGCCAAAGTTTTGGCGCTGGTTTCTGAGGGTATGTCTGTGCATAGGGCTATGGAACAAAATGGCAAAAAGCCAGACACTGTTCGTATCTGGTGCCTAAGAGACCCAGCCTTTGCTACTGCCCTTGTCGAGGCAAAGGAAAACGCTAAAGAGCGTTCATTAAAAGCCATGGGCGTAGCCCGCGAAGATATTACCTTTCCTCAGTTCTCTGAGATGTTTTTGGACCAGAAGGTCTTTCCTCATCACATGGATTGGATTGACCTATTAGAGGGACGCGAGCCTTCGTGGCTTCACCCTAGTATGATTTATGAGCCAGGCAATCGGAACCGCCTACTTCTAAACGTTCCCCCTGAGCACGCTAAATCAACCGTCATTACGGTTAACTACGCAACTTATCGCATCGCTCTCAATCCGAACGTCCGCATTATTGTGGTATCGAAGACCCTTATCAAAGCACGCGAGTTCGTGTACGCAATCAAGCAGAGATTATCTCACCCGCGCTGGCTCAAGTTACAAACAACTTTTGGGCCTGAAGGGGGATGGAAAGAAGACTCAGACACTTGGCGAGTTGACACGGTCTACCTTGGGAGTGATGCGAGAAACTCAAGTGAGAAGGACCCTACTATCCAGGCACTGGGTATGGGTGGGCAGATTTACGGTGCCCGCGCTGACCTGATTATCCTAGATGACTGTATAACTACCTCTAACGCTCACGAGCACGAGAAGCAGATTAACTGGCTGCAAAAGGAAGTTATTACCCGTCTGGGCAAAAATGGTAAGTTACTGGTGGTAGGTACCCGTATTGCGCCATCTGATTTTTATAAAGAACTCCGTGACCCTAAGCATTGGTCTGGGGGCAAGTCGCCCTTTACATACATGGGTATGCCTGCAGTTCTTGAGTATGGGGATAAGCCAGCAGATTGGGAAACCCTCTGGCCTTTGAGTGATACACCATGGGACGGGGATGAAGATACCCCACCTGATGAAAATGGGTTCTACCCTAAGTGGGATGGCGAAACGCTTTTTAAGCGTAGAAGCGAAGTAACCCCAGCAACATGGGCACTTGTTTACCAACAAGAAGATGTAATTGAAGATTCAATCTTTCCGCCTGAACTGGTGCAAGGTTCTATCAATGGCATGCGTAAGCGTGGTCCATTAAGACCTGGTGCAACGGGACATCCACCTCAAGTTGAGGGTTATACCATTGTGGGCTTTGACCCTGCTATGGCGGGTAACGCTGCATTTGTGGCTATTACCTATAACAGAACTGATGGAAAGATTTATGTTCTAGAGTGTATGAACATGTCAGACCCAACGCCACAAAAGATTAGGCAAGCCATTGAAGATTTTACGCTTCGGTACAGACCGCAAGAGTTCCGCGTTGAAATCAACGCCCACCAAAAAGCCTACTCCCTCGACGAAGAACTACGAACATGGCTCTCTTCACACGGCGTACGGCTTAATTCTCACTTTACAGGCAAGAACAAATGGGACACGAACTTCGGTGTGGCATCTATGTCAACACTCTTTGGCACTACACGCGAAGGAAAGTTCCAAAAGAACAACATTATAGAATTACCTAGTACTGAAAACTCAGAAGGTATAAAGGCGTTAGTCCAACAGTTAATTACTTGGAAGGCTGACACTAGAGGTAAGACGGATACTGTTATGGCATTATGGTTTGCCGTTATTCGTGCCCGTGAATTTATGCAACAAAATAGCAATATCGCTAGGTATGCCAACAATCGTTGGGCTACCAGGGCACAACAATATAAACGAACATCAATTAACCTCGATGATGCCGCATCTGAAATGTGGCAACAACAATACGGATAAAGGTAGACTAATGGCTAGAACTTCTAATCGCACTGAGTTGTCAGTTAAAAAGCAAACACCTATTAAAGGTGTTGCTGGCAAAGTG